TAAAACTCTTATAATTATTAAGACTTATAGAGTTGACATAAGGAGAGACTAATGGCTGTTAGGAATAGACTAACTTTATTTATGGGTATGTAGCATAACGGTAATGCTAAGCTTAAAGTGACGTACGGATGCAGGTTCGAATCCTGTCATATCCACCAACCCGGAGAGAGTGAAATCCACGGTATCTGAAAAGCCTCCCTAAAGGCTTGAAGAGATCAGACAAGTGGTTAGGGACATTTGTCAGATTTATCTAAGTATGGTGTAGTGGGAACATGATTGCCCAGTAGCATTGAGGTTAAGGTGAGATTCCTTAAAAGAGCGAAAAGCATTCGTCGAAGGTTCGAGCCCTTCTATTTAGACTAAGGTCAGCACTTGAGAACAAGAGAGCAGGGGAAGTTAATATCGTAAGATAGTCGTGACTGCTTTTCATGGTGGACCTATTAAAAAATAAAAATAATGTAGATTGGTGCTATTAAGTAATCGTAGGAACAACGATGAAAGATAAGCAATTACCAGAGTAAGGCGGATCTAAGGTAGGAGTGGTGAGCGAGACCCGATGCAGCCGTTCGATTCGGCAAGAAACCTTACAGCGGCATAGAGCCAGCGAAACTATGCATCTACATTTTTATATTGAGGGATCGCCAAGTTGGGAAGGCACTGGGCTTTGACCCCAGCAGCGCGACTTATGTCCGATCGGGAGTTCGAGCCTCCCTCCCTCAGCCAATATTGCCCTCTAGCTTAATGGTAGAGTGTCCGGCTCTGACCCGGAAGGACGAGGTTCGATACCTTGGAGGGCAGCCAGCTCCAGAGTATGACTATCCTTCAACAGAAAACTGAAAGCGTTAAGATTATAGGTACCTATAAGCTACGAGTAAAACAAAGAAGGAATTTTTATATCACGGCATAGTTCATAGTAGAGCACCCAAATCCCAGGGAAGAGAGAAGTGTTGACGTTTCTTGATAGCTACAAGAAACTGAGCTGAAGAGGAGCAGGTCGTGTCTGCTGCCGTGTCCATTAATTTAATAATTTAATAAAAAATTATTCGCTAAATTAATTAGAATCTAAAAATCTTTTAAAGGAGAAAAATGCTATGTTTAATATTAGTTCGTATAAAGCTATAAAATCAGCCTATGGCCTTGCTATGCCATTTTTCTCCGATGAAAAAGGATCTTTTTGCCCGCGTTGATATTTTCATGTTTATTAGAAGATAATTAACGCTCGGGATTATAAAAAATCTTGAGCGTTTTTCTTTTAAACGTGTTAAATTAGCTTTTTAGTATCGTATAATATAATATCTAAGATACTGGTTATAATATCGGCTTGATATATGGCGGCTATATCATCTTGCGCCCTGCGCCGAGGCGCCCAAAGCACAGTTGTTCACCTTAAGCAACTTCTGTCTATATATGAGCCTGTAGCTCAGCAGGAAGAGCACATGACTTTTAATCATGGGGTCGCGAGTTCGAACCTCGCCAGGCTCACCAAAACTTTTAGGAGTTTTATTATGTTAGTAAGATATACTTGTAAACATTGTAATGAGACAAACGAAATCACAAATTTTTGGAAATGGTTTTGGACACCGCATTTTGGAACCAGAAAGCGCCTTCGTTGCAAGGCTTGTGATAAAGTTAGCTATATGAAGCGTCAAGATGGTCGAAAGATTCTCGACTGGTATACAGAAAAATGAAAACAAATTCTTATAAAAAGTTAACTGTTAAAGAATGTGCTTGGTGTGATTATTATGGCACTAAGTGCAGAAAGAATAAAAAATGTTCTTTTTATAAGAAGCTTGTTAAAAGCATGCTTAAAAATCGTGCAAGACAAAATAATTTAATATGGGGTAGGTAGTGAAGTGGCCAAACACGCGGACTGTAACTCCGTGCTTTACTGTATTGGATTTGCTTGAAAGAACTCGCGACTCTGAATAGTAAGATTCAATCAAGTTTAGGCGCGCATGTGACTTGTAAAGCTTCGCTGGTTCGAATCCAGCCCTCCCCACCAAAATTTTATGCACCTTTAGCTCAGTTGGTAGAGCAACTGACGCTTAATCAGTGGGTCCGGGGTTCGAGTCTCCGATGGCACACCAGAAGTATTAAAAATATTATAATATCCTGCTGTAGGCTCAATTGGCAGAGCTTCTGACTTATAATCGGAGGGCTGGTGGTTCGATCCCACCCAGTAGGACCAGTATGGGAGTGTATCTAATAAAGGAACCGTTATTAGGGATATACGTGTGCCAGCTTGGAGGGGAGCTGTGCGTAGGTTCGATAGCTCGATTTTCGCCAACTTCGCCAAAAATAATTTGCTAAATTTAATGTAAGAACATTGAATACGAGGTAAATTAATATGTCGAAAAACTTAATTTGTGTTTGTGGCGAAGAGTTTGATAATTCCCAAAAATTTAATAGTCATAAAAGCCACTGTAAAGAACATTATATACATAAATATGGTAGCTTAGTAGAATATGAGGCACACAAAGCTTCTAAGCACAAGGCTGCAGGCAAAGCTTTACAAGTAAAAGCCGAAACAAATAAGCAAACTGCACTTGCTGCTTGGGTTGCTGAGCGACATAAATGTGAACGCTGTGGTGAACTTATGACTGCTAAGTTTGGGTCGGGGCGCTTTTGTTCAAGAACTTGTGCAAATGCTCGGGATCATTCTGAATGGACAAAAGAAAAGATCAGTCAGGCGCTTATCAAGCCTGAAGAGCTAAAAGTAAAAAGAATTAGACCAAAAACTGAGCCTAAGCCTAAAGTAATTAAAACTCAAGAGACTAAGGTATGTGCTGTTTGTGGAATAGCTATTAGTAAACATAGCGCTACGGGTTTCTGTTCTAAACATTTAACAGAACATAAGCAACAGTTAAAGTTGCAACATTGGCTTGAAACTGGCGATATTGGTATGGCTGTTGATACTACTATTCGTGGTATTTTTAGAGATTATATTCTAGAACAGCAAAATCATTGTTGTGCTATTTGTGGCATGTCAGATACTTGGAATAATAAACCATTAACCTTTGTATTAGATCATATTAATGGAGATGCTGCTTATTCATCTCGTGAAAATCTTAGACTGATTTGCCCAAATTGCGATAGTCAGTTAGATACTTTTAAATCTAAAAATAAGAATTCAGCACGAACTAAACGTAAAGAATTTTTACGTGAAATACGTGAAGAAGATAAATAATGGAGGAATACTCAAGCTGGCCGAAGAGAGTGCTCTTGAAAAGTACCAGGACGTTAGCTGCGTCGCGGGGGTTCAAATCCCTCTTCCTCCGCCATAAAACAAATAGTGTAATAGTGTTAAAAGTACGATCAATAAAATAGACACCTGCGAGATTAAGCAATCCTTAACGTTGAGATATTATGGACTCAAGTTTAAGTAGGTCCCAGTTGGAGAATCGGGAGTCTGGGTTACATTATTAAGTATTTATGGGCCATTAGCTTAGTTGGTTAAAGCCACCGGCTCATAACCGGTCGAGCCGAGGTTCGAGTCCTCGATGGCCCACCAAAAATATATAAGAAAGTAGAGGTATTCATTATGCGATTATAAATTTTAATTAAGGAGTAAACGCAAATGAATAACAGACATAAGTATTTCAGAAATCTTCGCTACAAGCAGAAACTTGAAGCCAGATATGATAACTGGGGTGAACATCACACTGGAATTTATTTTACTACAGAAGAGCCTGATCCTAGAAACATTAGAGAGCATCAGCATGCTAGATGGTTTAGAAATGAAAAGTTTCTTGGACATGATTGGTATCTTTGCTGGCATCGTCCTGAAGTACCTTACAGTATTAGGGAATATACTTATCATACCAGTAGCTGGAAACAGCTTATGAAGCAGCAGACCTCGAGACGTAATCGTCGTATTAAAATTACAGAAGATGATGTTGCTGTAAGAGAAAAAGGTTTCTACAAAAAAGTAGAAGATCGTTGGAATTATGACTAAAACTTTGATCATTGATATTGTATAATATAATAAGCTGAATAGTGAGTAAAAATCCATTCCTGGTATGCTTTCACGTACAGACTCTATCAACAAGGACCTGTACAATCCTATGATAGAGGAAGGCAGAGATTAGCGCAAAGATGGTGTAAGGGGAGCATCTGCAGCGGTTTGAGTGCTGCGGGGATCCGTTCGAATCGGATGAGCGTGCCAAACAAGAAAAATCTCTTAAAAATACTGCGAATGAAAAAGATGTGCCCACAAACTAGACTTACTACTTATTAAATTAATCACACATAAAGTAGCATTTAGTCTGGGAGTAAAAATGGATTGAAGATTAATAAGCAACTTTTCCTTGACGGTGCGCAACGGCTCGGAAACACATCTCCTATGTCTGAAACTGATATAGTTCAGCTTTTATTTCGCTCTGTAGCTCAGTTGGTTAGAGCAACCGGTTCATACCCGGTAGGTCCTTGGTTCAAATCCAAGCGGAGCGACCATTAAAAATAAAAATATTGTGAGGTAAGTTTATGAGTAGAACTAGAGCTTATACACGTAAAATGAGAGCCAAGGCAATCAAGCGTAAGAAGAGAATTGTTTCTAATTGGCGTTGGTTTGAAAGTGGATATTATCCTCACGATGGTATGTATTCCAAAAATAAGATTCATTGTTCTTGTCCTCTTTGTAAGAGTAAAGCTTATTATGGAAAGCATCTTTTTACAAGGCAAGAAGTACACGCTCTCTTGAAGCTTCAAGAGGCAGAAAGAGAATGTACATATAATGAAGCTACTGGTACTTTTAGTATTGCTTCAGGTAATAGCGACGCAAATCAGAAGGTATCATGGGCAGAATAATGCAGGTGTAGCCGAATGGCATAGGCGCTAGTTTGAGGTACTAGTGGGTAACACCGTATGGGTTCAAGTCCCATCACCTGCACCATAACCCTGACGACCGGAAAGTTAAATAATAGTGCACATATTATTTAGATTGGTCCTATCCGGCGCCTAAAGATTGTGTGATGAGCAGCGTGGTCCAGATGCTCCAGGGTTTAAAATTAAGTAGCAATAAACAGTTCAATTTAAGTTTTCATTCCAAATTATTAGCTAAATTAAATGAGAATGAAAATAAGTTGAGGTTTAGCATGTCTGAATTTTTTGTTTATTACGGTAAATCTAACACTAAATATCCTGCAACAGAATGTACTTGCGTTTTTTGTGGAAAAACTTTTTTAAAGGCTAATCGTTGGTTACAAAGTCGACCATTGCACGTTTGTAGTCGTGAGTGCAGCGTCGCCTATAAAGCCAAGCTTAGGTCAGATAGCTGGGCAGCTGAACAACATAAATGTCAGCATTGTGGCAAATTAATGACTGAAAAGTTTGGCACTGGCCAGTTTTGTTCTAGAGCATGTGCTAATACTAGAAAGCATTCTGATGAAACTCGTAGAAAAATTTCGGTTGCATCTACAGCTTTTTATGACATCTCAAAACTTACTGAATCGTCTTCAGAGCTTACTTGTTTGCCGCTACGTCAGCACTATCAGTCAGTAACCAGCTATGAAAAATCACCAAATTTTTGTATTATCTGTAATACAGTTTTGCCCTATGAAAAACGGCATAATAAGACGTGTAGTAAAGCATGTAAAAATAAACTTGCGTCAATAAATGCAGTTAAAAATCAAAATGGCGGTTTAACTTCTGGCGGCGGTCCTAAGAGTACAAAACACGGTAAATATTGTGGTTTTAATTGTGATAGTATTTATGAGTTAGTTTATCTTATTTATTGTTTAGATCACAATATTAAAATTGAACGTAATAAACAATATTTTACTTATGAATTTGAGGGTAAAATAAGAAAGTATTATCCAGATTTTTATCTTCCAGAAACTGATACATTAATTGAGCTTAAGGGTTATAAAGATTCTAAAGTTGATTTAAAATTACAAGCAGTACTTAACTCAGGAAAAGAAATTAAGATCTTGTATAAACAAGATTTATTGCCTTATTTTGAATATGTAGGAAAAACTTATAACAAAAAATATCATACAGATTATAATAATATTGAAGAGCTTTATGATGAAAGCTGGTAAATATTATTTATGTGGGGTTGTAGCGTAATTGGCTAGCGCGCCTGCCTTCCAAGCAGGAGATTTTTGCGAGTTCAAGTCTCGTCAGCCCCTCCATTATGGTAGTATGGCCAAGTTGGTTAAGGCAACGGTCTGCAAAATCGGTATCATTGGTTCGAGTCCAATTACTACCTCCAACATATGGTAGCCGTAGCTCAGTTGGTAGAGCGTCAGATTGTGGCTCTGAATGTCACGTGTTCGATTCACGCCGGTTACCCCAGCATATCTTATTATAGGAAACCATGGGCCTGATAAGAAACTTCGATATATAGAAATAGAATAAGAAGGCTGAGTCCGTCGGTGCAGAGCAATATGAGAGAATGACTAACGGACTACTCTCAAAAAATATTTAGCATAAAATAATTTGCTAAATTATACAAACGTCCGTAGGCAAGTATTAAAAGCCACTAAGACAATAGGAAGCTTCAACATTGGAACACTCGGAGGGCCAACTCCACATTTATCCGTTAGTATAAGGTTGTGAAATCCATAGAAGCTGCGTGAGGTTGCAACTACTCACCGGACAATTTTTAATGGGGGATGGGACTGCTTGGGGTGGTCGCCAGTTTTGCAAACTGGATTTCAGATGGGTTCGAATCCCATATCCTCCACCATACAAACGCTCAGTTCACTTTTGTGAGTCGGTGTACAACGATCATCTTCGGAGGCTGAGCTTAAATTATGCAGGCTTAACTCAGTTGGCCAGAGTGCGATCCTTACAAGTTCGAAGTCGGGAGTTCAAGTCTCTCAGCCTGCACCAGACGAGTTCGGTTTATACTAGTTTTGTCGAATAACAAAGTCGAGAGACGAAAGGATGTTCCTCGAAGAGGTTGCAAACTCAGAGAGTTAGAAAGGTATGTAGTCCGCTCGTTGCCAATTAAATAGATAGTAAAAGGGACTCATAAGGCTGACGAGAAGTGTAGGCACTGAGGCCGGCTCGACTCCGGCTGCTATCTTTATATTTCGGGATGTGGCTCAGTTTGGCTAGAGCACGTGATTTGGTCGGAATGATGTTAAGTAGCATACATTATAAATGAAGTGTGGGTTCAAATCCCATTTTCGGCACCAGGATCACGGGGTCGCAGGTTCGAATCCTGTCATCCCGACCATATGGAAAGTTGACGTACACGGTTGGCGTGCTGGACTGAAAATCCAGAGACTCTGGTTCGACTCCAGAACTTTCCACCATTATTTTACTTAAATTTACGGTGAGGTATATTTATGGCAGAGTTTTGTAAAGAGTGCTTTTTAACAAAGATTGATTCTTCAGTTAATCCTGATAATCTTGTTTTAAGTACAGAAGCAACTCTTTGTGAAGGCTGCGGTGAAAATAAGCCTGTTGTATTAGAAGTAGATAATACACCTAAGCTTACTATCGCTGAATGTCAGGTAGAAACTCAGAAGCATATTGAGGCTGTTAGAAAGTATATCAGATTTATGATTGATAAGATTGATATGCGCGGCGTAAAGCATGATGCTTCTAAGCTTGAGAGTCCTGAAGTAGAAGTATTTGCAGAGTATACACCAAAATTGAATAATACAACATTCGGTAGTGAAGAGTACTATCAGAATTTAGATCATATGAAGTCTGCTTTAGATCATCATTATGCATCTAATCGCCACCATCC